TTCCTCGAGGTATCGATGATAGTGAGACACGTCTAGTACATCGTGATATTAAGTATCGCTACGTAGTCCATGCAGAACAGAACTGCATCTATAATGCTACACTCAATGGTGTCAGTCTCAACAACTCAGATCTCTATGTATATGGATTACCGGTTTGTTCTGAATGTGCCAAGGGCGTAATTCAAGTAGGTGTCAAGCGCGTCTTCATGTGTTATCCTGAAGAGATCTCTATCAAGTGGCGTGACTCAATGGCTCAGTCTATTGAGATGTTTAATGAAGCGGGTGTTGAATGGTACCTCTATCCAGAGTCCTCGTCGTCGGAATGAATCCATCGTCTTACCCATCGCCAATAGATGGTAAGCTAAAGAAGAACCATACATTTGATAGACTGCATAAATGGTTTAGCTCAGCCGGAGTAAATCATTTTTCTTTTGTCAACTGCAGTGATAAAGTCGGAAGCATTAAGTACTCCGACGTAGACTATGCAACTTTGGAAGAGTGTCTTAAATATCACACCAAAGTTTTTGCTCTCGGAGGCTTTGCATCTACGGTTTTACAACGGCTAAATAAGACACACATCAAGCTGCCTCATCCTTCGCCTCGTAATAGAAAATTTAATGATCCGAAGTATGAGCCCTTGGTTATGGAACAATTGAAAGAGTATATGGAGACACTATGAGAGTAGCTATCATCTTAGGAAGAGGTGTAGAAGGTTGCGGAGTAACACGCTGTGCAATTGAGTTTCAACGTGCACATCCCGGCACTAAAATCTTTGCTACACTTGATAAGAAGTGGGGACGCCGGAATGGTATGGACTTTCAATGTGATGAGTTCATTGCAGCTGACTGGTCTCAGTGCGAACGCGTCATCAAAGAAGTAAATGAAAACTTTGACGTCTTTATCGTACATTCTATTCCATCTAAGGATCATCCTAAAGAATGTGGCGATAACTTTCTAAAGATGTTAGATGAAGTAAAGATTAAGAAGGCTATGATCCATGTAGATCATTCAGTCAAGTCACTTCATAATAACGCTCACCTTGAAGAAATCTGCAAGAAGGTTGAGATCATCATGACTCACTCGGATACGGGTGTGTTTGCAAACTGGCTCAAGAAGAATCGTATCAGTACTTACTTTACGACTATGGGTCTTGGTTTCAACTATGATGCTACGCGTGCTCAGTACTGGAAGCCCATTGAACAGCAAGACTCTAAGAAAGTCAGATGGATCGGCCGTACGGCTCGCTGGAAAGGCCCAGCAATCATGATTGACTTTCATCAAGATGAACTTCGTTCAGATGGCTTCTGTACAATCCTTGAGGGTCTAGAAGCATCCATTTCATATCCTACTGTATTGTATCATGACGATCACGATAAGCAGAAGCCGAGAGACGTAGTCAATAAGTTTAGACGTCGTCCGGAACTAAATGAAGATATGAAGTTTACCCACGGTGAAGAGATTCACGGCGGTCCTGCCTATTGCTATCCACAATACATCAACGTCGAGTGTATGGAACGTATGAGTCTATCGGCCTTTGGTTCTGATCTTTATCATCTCAATCCGGAACAGTATGGTAACAACATTGAGAACTGCCATGCAGAATGTATTGCTACCGGCACCGTTCCCATATTCCATAAACACTTTGGTGATAATATTATTCATAGATTGACCGGTGACCCATGTACAAAATCGGAATATAGTGGTACAATATGGCTTAGTCGAGAAAACTTTGAAGAAGCTGGTGCTTTGGTTAGAAAGCTTTCCAATGATCCGGTTCTTAGAAATGAATGGCGTGAGATGTCTTTTGAATTCTGGAAACAACATTCAGATTCAAGTATCGTAGTATCAGACATCATTAATAAGATTGATACAGGCAGAGCGGCTACACTGGCAAGCTTTTTCTAATAGGAGTATATAATGAAGGTGTTGATAACTGGCCAAGCCGGTATGATTGGTTTTCATCTAGCGCAGCAGCTGTCGCGTAGTGGACATGAAGTCAGAGGTATTGATAACTATAATGAGTACTATGAAGTAGGCTTAAAACATTCACGTAGCGAGATCCTTCAACAGAATTACATTCATACCGACGTTGCCGATCTTCGTGACATCAATTGGGATGCTTATTTTAAGACGGTCTATAAGCCAGACGTTGTAGTTCATCTGGCTGCATATGCAAACCCGCGTCATTCGATGGGTTCTCCATATGACTACATCGATACCAACATCACCGGTACACAGAGACTGATCGATGCTTGCGAGCGTAATGGAATCGAGAAGGTAGTCTATGCTTCATCGAGCTGTGTCATGCATGGCCAACCACTTCCATGGAATGAACACGATCGTCCCAGTCACCAGAACAATCCATATGGTTGGTCTAAGCGGGCTAACGAATGTCAGTTCAAACACTCAAGCTTGACACGTTCCATCGGCCTTCGTTTCTTTACGGTCTATGGACCATATGGTAGACCAGATATGGCTTTGTTCCTCTTCACCAAGGGAATCATTGATCAGACTCCAATCATTGCATATAACAACGGTGAGATGTATCGTGACTTCACATATGTAGACGACATCGTCAATGGTATCGAGATTGTAGTCAATAAGATCGACTCCGACACGGATAGCTATCACGACATATATAATATCGGCTACGGTCAAAAAGTAAATCTTATGGACTTCATTCATGAGATCGAAGAGAACGTTGGTAAGAAGGCAATCATTGATTATCGTCCTTCTCATCCGGCTGACGTTCCCGCTACATGGTCAGATACTACAAAGCTTAAGGCTCTAGGCTACAACCCTCAGTTCCCAGTATCTGAAGGGATTAAACGTTTTGTGAAATGGTATAGAAGCTACTACGGAGTTTGATATGAAGATTGGAATCATTGGCCACGGATTCGTAGGAGGAGCAGTAGACTATGGCTTCACCAACGTAAAGAAGTTTCTTGTAGATACGAGATACAATACAACTATTGAAGATCTATTTAAGTTTAGACCAGATGCAGTGTTTGTCTGTGTACCTACACCTATGGGAGAAGACCGCTGCATCGATGCTTCTATAGTCGAAGGCGTTATAGATGAATTCATTAGAGTCTTTAGTAAGTCATCTAAAATACCTCTGATTATTAAGAGTACAGTAACACCCGATCATCTTGAAAAGTTTGCAGAGAAGTATGATAGACTCGTATTCAATCCAGAATTCTTGACTGAGCGTAACGCTAAGCAAGATTTTATCGATGCAAACTTTCATATCTTGGGAGGCAATGACTTTGAAGTTCTTAAGCTGGTAAAAGAGATTTATCTCGAGCACTCTAACTGTAAGACTGAGAAGTTCTTCTTTACGAGTATTCGACTCGCTTCATTGGCAAAGTATACCATCAATTCTTTCTTGGCTACCAAAGTGATCTTCTTTAATCACATGCATTCACTCATTGGAAATCAGAGTGAGTATGACGTATTAGCCGACATCATGAGACATGAGCCACGTATCGGAACCAGCCACTTAAATGTTCCGGGCTTTGAAGATAAATTCGGCTATGGCGGAACATGTTTTCCCAAGGATACTAACGCGTTATATAAATATAGTGAGAATGCAGGAGTTCCACATGAACTCTTGAAGACCACCATTGAATGTAATGAAAAGATTCGTAATGATTAAACATGCAAGCATAGTCCCGCTCATCGGCGGATCTACACTAGGTCAACAAAAAGCATTTGGTACTAGACCAGAGTACTTGGTATCATACTCACCATTCCAAAATAACGACAGACATCTTGTAAATTATTACAATAATGAAGTACCCTATTATCTTCTTGATAAGGGTGAGGTGCCACCATATAAAGTCGACGTCATCAATACCGTATGTCCATGTGCTGGGTTGTCTCAGATGTCACATGGCTTTGGTGATGACAATCCCAATAACGAGTGGATGATCAAGACTACCAAGTATGTCTTGGAAGAGATGCAACCAAAGGTTCTTTGGGGTGAGAATGCTCCAGGCTTCGCCGGTAAGATTGGTGACACCATTCGTAACCAGATGTATGATGTAGCTATTGAGAATGGATACACTATGGGTGTCTATCGCACTCGCTCTCTCCTTCATGGCATCGCACAAGTCAGAGAACGTTCTTTCTACTTCTTCTGGAAAGGCGATCAGACTCCACTTCTTAATTACTACGATCGTCCACGTCCTACTATCGAAGACACTATCTTGAATGTAAAGAGTAACACTTTGATGGAACCTATTAATACAAAGACTCCATCTAAAGACGATCCTTACTATCGCTTTATTCTTGAATACATGCATAAAGGGTTGACACATGCTGAATTTTGT